CATCCGTGTTGCTGATCGCGACCCCAGCCAACCCACCATTAGCTGGGGTTGCCGTACCGCCGCTATTAAGCGTTAAGATTTGCGATGTTGATGGGGAACTTGTCCCGATCCCGACAAAGCCCGCGCTGGTGATGCGCATACGTTCGGTGCCAGCGCCAAAGTTGCCGTTATACCTACGGAAGGTGCCATCGCCTTCAGAGCCAACGTGCCAGTTGTTTGTGGCTGTTGCAGAGGTGCCGTATTCCAGCAGAGCGTAGCCTGACGCAGCAGAACCACTGGCCCTGAACTGACCAACAAGATCAAGCGTTTTACCCGGCGCAGTCGTCCCGATCCCGACGTTACCGCTGCTGGTGATGCGCATACGTTCGGTGCTGTTGGTAGAAAGGATCAGCGGGTCAGCGGCTCCGGTGCTGATGAGGTTGGTGAAACCAACACCGGCACGAACTTGAAGCGAGCTACCACTGGCGTGTTCAGCGGCGAGAATGCCAACCGTAATGCCAGTTGTGTCCGTGGAGCGTGAGCGCACGGTGATGCTGCCCGATCCAACCACATCCAGTTTGCGGCCCGGCGAACCCGTGCCGATCCCAACGTCGCCCCCAGTAAGAATACGCATACGTTCAGAGCCGCCTGCGTAAAACTCCATACCGTAGGCATTAAAAGCCGAAGACGAGCCGCGCAAAGCTATACTCGCGCCAGTCGTGTTGAAGGTGTCTCCACCCACCAAAGTCAGACTGGAGTTGTTAACACGCTGGAGCAAGCCAACGGCGCGTATGCTACCCACAACTTCTAAGGGAACGGTGGGTGAAGTCGTCCCGATACCCAAACGGCTGTTAACGCCGTCCCAGAAAAATTGTCCGTTGTTTTGCGAGTAGACACCCGACGCGCCCGCAAACACCACTGAGCCGGCGGTGAAAGCGGTTGCGGTACCTGTGCCGCCATTGGCAACGTTCAGAGTGCCCGCAAGTGTAACCGCGCCGGTCGTGGCCGTAGATGGCGTAAAGCCTGTCGTGCCCGCGCTGAACGAGGTCACAGCACTTGACGAGAGCGCGGCCCAAGTCGGTGCCGCGCCCGTGTTGCCAACCAGCACCTCACCTGTTGCGCCGACAGCAGTCGCGCTTACAGCCGATGTGCCGTTGCCCAACAGCACGCCGTTTGCAGTCAGGGTCGTTGCGCCTGTGCCGCCGTTGCCAACAGCTAGTGTGCCGCTGACGTGCGTGGTCAAACCGATTTTGCCATATAGCGGTGCGACCCCCACACCACCTGAAATCAGCGCATTGCCCGTAGCAACGTCAGCCAGCTTGGACAGGGCCGTAGTTGATGAGGCGAACAGGATGTCGCCTACGGTGTAAGAAGACTGCCCCGTACCGCCGTTGACGGCAACAAGCGTGCCGCCCAGCAAAAGCGTCCCAGAGGTGGTGATAGGGCCACCCGTAAACGTAAGGCCCGTTGTGCCACCTGACGCATCAACGCTGGTCACAGTGCCGCCGAGATCGGGAGGGGCAAAAACTATGGATTCAGTTTGGATTGATAAGCCGTTGATCTGAGCAAGTGCCTCATTGGCCGTGGCAAAGGCGCTTGCAGCCGAAATCCTGATATCATCAAGTTCTGTCGTGCTAATTTCATTGACCGTCGTGAATAGCTTTTCAAACTGCTTGATCTGCTCGAAGTCTTGCAGGAACGATGCAAGCTGGTCGCGCGTTAGATTGAGACGTTGAACGGCCATTAGAACGCCAACGGCTCAATGGCCGCCTCTAGCCTAGCAAACGACATATGGGCCTCTGAGGTGCCTTGGAATCGCTGTATGCGCCAGTTGCGCATCCAACCCTGCTGGAACCACACAAGGCGCTTTGCGCGGTCTCCTGTGGTGCCGATGTTGATGGGCTTCTGCTGGCTCCATGTCTGGCCATCTGTAGAGTAAGACGTGCTGATCGTCGGGTTAGTGCCGAATGCAACCGATCCTGTCAGGCTGACAAGTTCAAGCTGCTGCACGATTGCGCCACGGCCCTCGTTGTAGATGATCGTGGTGCCAAACTCCCAGCGCACGGTAGCGCCCCAGTGCGTTGATACATCGATATCGAAATAGCCGATTGCCGACGATTCTGGATCGCCAACGAGCCACTTGTTGTAACACCACACAAAACTCTGCGCACGATATTGGCTGTAATCGATGATGCTGCTTGTCAGGATAAACCACACCGGCTGGCTCAGTGCCTTGGTGGCTTCGCCATCAAACACCAGTGTCCGATCTGGCAGATGGATATACAGGTACTGATGCGCCCGCTCGTTGCGGGCCTCCAACTTGACGCCAGCAAGCTGTTCTTCGGTATAGTCCAGCAAGATCGTGTCAATTTCCTGAGTGCTGATCTTGTTGGCTGTGGCATTCGCACCGAGATAGACGCCCGGCGCTTCGTTGAAGCCACTGCCCAGAAACGCTACTGTCTCCAAAAAGATACAGCAAGCGTGAGTCCCGATAACGCCCTTTTCAATCTGCGCGCCTTCAATGCGCGGAAATGGAAACAGATCGCCACCCACGTTTTCGAAAACTTCAATGGTGTGGCGGTTGAGCGCATAGACTTCGTTGCGAAGTTTAAGCAGCGCCACCACCGGATCAGGATCGGCCTCTGATGAACCATATTTTATGGGGTTGACGGCGAACGGATCACTCAAATCAGTGACCACCAGAAACTCGCCATCGGTGGTCATGAAGTAACCATCGACCCAAACGACATCCAGCACGATGCCCAGATCGGGATCGGTCACTTGCAAAAGGCCAAGGGAAGGCGACCAGTAAAATAGATTGAGATTGGAGGCGATGACGAGCCGATCAAAGCTGTAGTCGAGCGTGACATCTTTGTTGTCGTTGCCGACATCGCCAAGAATCGTCACCGCACCCGCGCTGTCAATGCTGACGAGCTTCGACCCCATCACTCGATAGCAGACGCCATTCCAGTTGATGCCGCCACGGTCGATGCCCGGCCCCGTTCCATTGGCGATGATGCCATCGGCAGGGCGCATAAAGCCATCGTCAATCCCGTTAGGCAGTGGCACCGGAACAAGATTCACCGGATAGGCCGTGCGGAAATCCGGGCCGTTATCCGTGTAAATGCCTGCGAGGATCGGGATTTTCATATTATGCCCACACGCGGTGTGGGACTGCTGGCTGAACGCTCAACGGCTCCAATGCAGCAAGCTGCTCGTCGGTGAAGCTGCCGCGCAGGTTCGTGTGCCATTCAGGGTAACTCACCACGATAGGCTCGTCGGCCTTGTCGTAGCCCGTCACGCGGCTAAATGGCCCAATGTGATCCAGCGAGACGCCCGCCACAGGGAGGCCCTCGTCGTCAATGACGCCCGCAGCGGTCAGCGCGGCGGCCATTGCCTTTTCGGTGGCGGCCATGAGGTAAAAGTCGATCATGCTGTGAGCGCCTGTAGCTGTGCGTCGGTAAGGCGTGAGGCGTAGTAGGTAAGGGTGCGGATGTGGCCGTTCATGTTGCGCGTTCCATCGGTACGGTTGCCGATCTGAGCCTGCGTAACGGTTGGAATTGTGCCAGATACGTCAGTGACAGGAGTTCCTCCGTTCAAACTGATGGCAAAATTGTTAAGTTGGTAGGCAACTGCCACTTGGGAAACAGCCGTAATCGGCGTGGTTTCTATCTGAACCTGTGCAACCCCATCTACAACAAACAAACCCGCATTGCTGTTTAAAAAATACTGTGCAATTAACTCGTTATTTGTGCCGTCGTTAAATGAGAAAGCGTATTTTGCCACAGTCGAAACAATTGGCGATGCTGACGCAACCATCGTCCCCTCGCTGGCGTTGTACCAGCTTGAGAAGTTCGTTCCCGTTATCGTCGCGTTGTCAGCCGCGCGGGTGACCGTGGAGGCCACAGTGGGGATGTAGCTGGTGGGGAACGCGCCGGCTTCGAGTTGCGCGCCGTAGAGGAACATGCCGGAAACGCCATCACCTGTGTAGACGTTAGATGTGCCGTTGTGTGGAGAAAGCTGAAGCGTAATGTTTGTAGTTGTGTCGGATGTAGCGGTCATCACAACCTGATACCAGCCATTGCCCACATTGGTTATGGTTATGGTTCCAGCGGTAAAACCCGATCCAAACGCCGTGGCGTTCTGCGTCACCGTACCTGTTGCGGGATTGACGCGGCCCTGAACGCCGCTTGTGCCAGCGGCGTTGTTAAGGTTGAATGATACTTGACGGCCTTTATCTTTGACATAGAAACTGCCCGCATACGCAATGCTGGACGCGGCTTTGGTGACGGCTTGGTTGATAAAATGGAACGCAGACGCGGCAGTGTTTTCGATGAAAGCGTCGGCG